ATCAGGATTCGCAATAGTTGTTGGGAATCTTAGCTGTTGACTGTTGTTAATTTTAATCTTAGCAAGTGTTGCTGCATAGTTACTGTTGGTGTATCCATTCGTTGTCAGCCATGTTGCTGCTTGCTGATACTTCTTATCAACAATCAATCCGACGATATAGTTTAGCTCTGCTGTTGGAAGACTGGACAATGTAATATCATTCAACTTCTTAATAATACTTGGAGCTGCAGGTGTGAAGCGTTGCTGCATTCTAACAACTGCACGAGATGAAAGAATCGCTGAGTTTGATTCATCAACATCTGTTAGTAGGTTCGATCTTCTGAATGAACTCTTAAACTTACCAACGTTAGTATCAAAATAGTCATCAATTAAGTTTGTTACGTTATCCTGAACACTGTTTAGTGTTAGGTCGGTCAACTTAGGATTAAAGTCAAAGAATACATCTAGTTCGATAAATGTTGTTACAGGATCAACAAATCTCAAGTTAAATGAAACAATTGCTAGTTGGTTTGACAGATCAACAATAGCCTGCTTTGTATCTTCTCTTGTCGTTGTTGCAACATCATCTTCAAATAAGATAGATGTGTAAACAGCACCAAATTCAGGTTCAAGATTATCCTCACCACCCCAAGCAACAATGTCTTTGATTAGCGTTGAATATCTACGCAAGATCAACGATGCATAGTCGTCTGCAGTAACCATTCTGTTTTGCGCTGCATATTGGAATGGAGCATTCTTACGAATAGATTCAATAGTCTCTTTTGTATCACCACCAACACTATTTGCAAAAGTTGATACGTTTAATGTAGCGTTGATAGGAGCATCCACGAAGTTACTAGAAGGAGTAAATGTCGTTGCACCGTTAGCTGCTTCACCTTTGGTAGACAAGTATTGTACTTCAATCTTACTACCTGCATCAGGAGCAATACCAAATGTAGACCCATCACCAAATGAGAGTTCAAAGAAACCATTTGGAGCTTCTCTTAGAATATAAACAGTTGATTGAGCAGAAATACTTGTTACATTGTTAATGTTTTGATATGCTGTAAAGCTAGTAGTAGTTGTACTCTCGTATACCTTAACTGTAACAGTATCAGCATCAATGGTTTCATCTGGAATAACATAAACAGGGTTGTCAACATATTCGCCAACAAGGAACGTCTTGGTCTTTAGAGTACCTTCATAAATCTTAATTTGGTTAGATCCATCAGATCTTTTAAACTCATAGAAACCTGTTCCATCGTCTGTTGCATAGTGCGCTTCGATAGTCTGGAAGTTATATGTTACATCGTCTACCGTTGTAGTAAACTTTGTGTATGCTGGCAACGCAACAACTGTATCACGACCAGAAGCTGTTGAGTTAAAATAGATACGAACAGTAGCTTGTGATGCAGTAGCTGTGTCTGGAACATAACCAATACCTTCTGCCAACGAAACAATAGAGCTTCTTAGCTGAGCTGTAGGCAAGAATGATTCATTCAAAGCAAAGTTTGCAACCAAGCCATTGACGTGAGTGTTGTATGCTAATACATCTAAGATGTTAGAAAGACCAGATGCTTCAAAGTTATAGTCAGCAAACTCTTCTTTGTTAGCAAGATGCGTCTTCAAGTTGTTCTTGATCGAATTAAAGTCTAACGCTGTTGATTTAATTGTCGTTGCCATGTTATCTCAACCTTGATACGGATGTTGTAAACGTCACAATCTCATCAGAGTTAACAACCTGGAACTCAATAGTTACACTCAAGTTGTTGTAGTCTGGCTGCGCAGTAACGTCAATGTTAATAATTCTAGCTCTTGGTTCATATTTCTCAATTGCATATTGAATATTGGATCTAACATCCTCATCGATATCATCATAAGCAAGTTCAAAAAGCAGTGCACGAATATTGCCACCATAGAATGGCAGAAATGGTTTTTCAAAGTGGTCGGTAAGAATAAGATTCTTAATAGCCTGCTTAACAGCAGCTGCATCTTTCTTCTTATAGATCTCACCATTAGGTTTTGCAGTGAATGACAAATCTATATCGCTATACACCTTATCGCGGCTAGTAACAATACTAACCTCGAGATTGCCGTCTTCTTTAGATAGAACTCTATTTGTTGCCATTGCTCAAAACTTTTTATTTTATTTATAATAGTTATCCACGAACATTCTCGTCGACCCACTGATACCACTCATTTACAGGACGTCCAGCAAATACACCCTGTTTGTAATCCCAATATCTCTTACGACCCAGATCGACATGTAAGATGGTTCTACCAAATCCAAATCCTTTGAATCCAGCCTTAGCTGCAGCAGAAACTAGTCTGTTCTGGTCTGCAGGTGTCATATTTGCAATTGAAATATCAAGTGCTTTACCTTGCCAGTGAACTGATCCACCTCCTCTACTAGGAGTAACTCTATTAGTATCTCTGTGCGGAAGCGCGTCATTGATCGTCAGAGGCCCGCCGTAGAACTGTTGCATTAGTTTATACTGTACCTCTAGCAGGGTTTCCATATTCTTTAGTGCAACTGAAGATACCTCTGGATGTGTACTTGGTGTACGTCTGATCTGAGGATTGACGTCCCATCTGTTTGTGCCTTGTATCTTTCTCTTGGGTGCTAATGTAATACCATAGTCGACAACATCTGCTGTCACACCTTGATTTGCCCCTGGTTCTGGAACTGTTGGAGTATCAACAGCAAATGGCAACGCCTCAACCAACTCATTCTTAGATAGCACATGTTGATTGAATTGTGTCTCAATATCTCTATTGATTGAATCCATACCCCAATTGTCGTTCAACTCTGGTACGATAACAATAATACGAGCTTCATACTTGCCAGATGGATTAGTTGTGTCATAGCTAAGAATGATCTTATCGTAAACAATAGTTCTAATCCAATATGCTGCTAGTGCAAATGTTCGAGAATTGTTAATCTTACCGGTTGAATCAACCAGCTTGTAAACAACCGCACGACCTTTCATCTTTAGGTCATTTAGGCTACCTGGTGTAACCTTTTCAGATGGTCCTGGTCTATACAGTCCTTCTGAGATCAATAATCTATCAGAACTAAACTCGCCTTGATGATTCTGAACAGTCTTCATGATCTGTGCATGAACATAATAGTAACGAGCAATATCAGTACGAATAGATTGGTCTCTGATAAAGTTTAGGTTGGTTGGATCATCTGTTCCTAAGAACTTAGCAAATGTAATACCGTTTGCCAGTTTTGTCTTCGTTGTGATAGGTGTGTTGAAATATGGATTGTATCTAAACTCAGGAATGAATGATGCTTTACCTGACTTTGGAATGTATGCTTGAGATGGATCAACAGATTGACCATCTGTGCTAACAGCTGCATCTTTTCTTGCCGTACGTCCAATACCAGCAGGTGCAGGCTTATCATACTGTGGGTTGAGAACGCCCTCTGAGATTAGCTTTGCGACAAACGTCTTATTAGATCTATTCGATTGATCACGCAGCTTAGATCTTACCTGTCCAACTGACAGATTGCTTTTTGATAGACCGCTATAGTCGACTGATCTATTAATATAATTCATAATCCAATTACCTGGGTCAATCTTAACTTTACGAATACCACCAAGTGCTTTTGTCAAGTATGTTGTGACGACTGCGCCTGTTGGTTCAGTAAAGGATGGTTCACCAGGATCAGTTGGATAGTTAGCAGTACCAGATCCACCAAGTGATCCAGCTGTTGATGCACCTGTTGCCTTATCTGCTAGAGCCGCAAACTTTGCTTTACCAATCAGATTACCATAGAATGTTGGAGCTTCAACGCTACCTTCAAACGATGCTTCCTGCCCTTTGATATGAATACTCGGACCACCAATAATACCATTACCACCAATAATAGAAACATTCTCACTAACAATATTAGCATAATCAGATGACATATCGATTCTACCTTCAGATGTTACATGAACATCATCACTAGAATACCAGTTGGAACTACCTTCAACATTGGTCTGGAATGTACCTTTAACGTTTGTTGAATATCCACCAAGGTATGTGTTTGTCACTTGTTCTGTTGCAGTAGTTGACATGCTACCATTTACAGTAACGCCCACATTGCCATTAACGTACTTTCTTTCAGCACCAGCAATGTTGTAGTTAACATTACCTTTTGTGTTAACATTATAGTTCAGACACTCTACGTTGTAATCACCAGTAACTTTTAGATTGAGGTTGCCTTTGTATACTACTGTTCCATCACCTTCAACGATAAACGTATGTTCGCCTCCAACAACTTCTACTCTGTTTGTTGGTGCACTAATAATAACAGATCCGTCTTGACGTAGTTCTAGTCCACCACCTTCTCTGTGCTTGATAAGAACACGCTCGTTACCAGGTGTATCATCAAACTCCATAACATGACCAGATCTTGTTTCTGCAACTTGGTTGTAGTAGTATTGTGATGCAACAGTCTCTTCTTGTTCAATAGGAGATCCTTCATCAGCACCCCCCTGCCATAAATCGTTTCTTATCTGACCTTTTGCTGCATAGTTAATGTTAGACGCATTCCAATAATTTGGGTACGGAAACTCAGCAGAAGGATCCTCAAACCCACCAGTGTTCGTTCTTGATCTGTTTTTAATTTCTGTTGTAGTTTCTACCATTATACTCTCACAATATTGTTTGCTAGATCAGCTTTGGTGAATGGTTGCTGTGTACTTGGATCTTCAAAGGCATTTCTCTTACCATATCTCGATTCAACGAACTCTGCTACATCAAAGAATGGACCTGGTCTGTTGTCTGTAACATCACTGATACTCAATGCCTGCAGACCTGGAATACTCGTGTATGCACCTTTGAATAGAGTATCTAGTGCACCCCATTGAGCTGATGTATATGATCTCGCTGAATAGAAGTTTGTCATATCTTCATTATTCTGTGGATGTGGTGCATTGATACCACCAACCAACAATACCTGAACAGATCTCAAATGGTGACTATTTGGTAATGCAGGGCTTGGTTTATTCTGCACATCAATAGGACGCCCACGTTCAATCAAACCTGCTCTTGTGATAACATAATGGAATGCAGTACCGTTATAGTTCTCTACTGCCATCTGCTGCAAGTCTTCGTTAGTCAACACAACATCTGTTCCTGTGTACGTACAGTGAACAATGATCTCTGTAATGTCTCTCTCAACATTACCAAACTCAGCAGCAACCTCGTCAATACCTCCGCGAATGTAGTTATTCTGAAAATATGATAGAGGAGTCTTCTCTTCGTTCCAATCATTCTTCTGTATATTGATATTTACTTTACTAACACTAATACCACCTGTAGATGGTTGCGCAACAGTACTCAATCTATTATCGATAGACCTCAACGCATTGATAATATCAACATCAGGTGCATCAGAATACTTTCTAACAATACCTAATGCAGCATTAAAGTCTTCACGCTTAACATAGCTAACAATTGACTTGATCTGTGCTTGTGGAATAGTCGACTTAACATCACCAATACTAGCAAGTTTGTTTAGTTCTGCTCCAGCTGTGTTTAATGTTTTCTCAACAGAGTTCTCGATCAACACACCAAAGCCATTATCAAGGAATCGTTCAACAGCAGTACTTCCTCTTGATATCTGACCATAGAGACGTTCCAACTGACTATTAAACGTCTTTGATCCCATCACATCTTTGACAACATCATTGACTGCTTCTGTTAGCGATAACTCAATCAACTCAAAGTCATCAACACCATTGATAACACTCGTAGCAGCCTTATCGAGGTCTCTTGTTAGGGGCTGACTAATATCAACAATTTCATCTGCTACTGCTTTTAGTTGCGCAGGCGAAACATCGCTAACAGCTTCTTTAACAGCAGCTAGCATAGCAGAAGGGAATGGAGCTGCAACAACAACATCCATGAATCCATCACCAGCCTGTGTTGCATTACCCGTTAGTGTTGTTAGCGTTGTTTTATCTTCTGTCGATACAGTCTTTGTTAGCTTTGATGATAGTCCTGGAACATCGGCTGTCATCTGAACAACATCAAGATTACCAGTTGTCTGAACTGGCTTTGATCCATCTACATCTTCGACTACATCGTCAACCGACTGAGTCTTTGCTGCAAATCCTGCAACGACTTGATCAACAGCAGTACCAATCTTACTTGTTGTCTTTAATAGTTCTTGTTGAACAATTCTAGATGTCTCGCGCAAGATGCTCTCTGTATCAGCCTTACCTGATGCATCAAGAAGTGTACTTTCAATTGCGCCTTTTTTACTGTCTGCCATATTAAATCCTATGTAACCTGATGAGCAGCATAAAACTGTTCAATAGCAATTCTTGCAAATTTCTCTCGCTGTGCTAGCTTTGATCTCTTGTTAGCAGGATTCTCATACTTGTCCAAGAATAACCATGTTGAGTTATACTTACTAACACCACCCTCGAATGTAGTAGACTTTAGTAGTCGTTCATAGAGTGTTGAGAATGCTCCACCACCATCTCCGTTACGCTCTGTGCCTCTCAGCTCATGTATAATGAATGCTAGTTGCGTGAAGAAATCATATGCATATAGTCTGTTGTTGATAGCATACTGCTCGAGCTTCTGTAGTCTCATAGCACCTGGAGCAGGGTTCCATTGAGCAAGACCTTTTGATCTTTCACCAGGAACATCTGATGGTTTACCAGGATCAAACTGACTGTTCTCACCTTCCAAGTTGCCAACAATCCCAGCAGCAATATGTGGTTTTAATCCATTCTGAACAAGGAACATCATAGCAATCAAACGTCTTTGTCCCGCAGTTGCCTCACCATTATTATACAGAGTGGTTAATGTATCATTATTAACAATACCATCAGGGTACTGATTACGACTAGCAATAACAGATGCATCACCCTCAACAGAATAGAAGTTCTCTTGTGCTTGAGATGGTCTTTCAATCTTGTTTAGCGTACCTAGAATCAATGGGGCTTGTGATGACTGACCATCGAGAAAGAATCCAAATACAAGCGCACTAGGTAAAATCTGAGGAATACGTCCAATACCAGATGTCCCACCCTCTGTTGATGGTAACATTACTTTAGCCCACGGCAACTTACTGTTGTCAATATTTGTACCACTAGGATCGTGGACACCATGAATTCTAACCTGAATGCGTCCTAGCATATCAGGATCATAGACGTTAATTACGGTTCCAACAAACCATCTTACATCATCTCCATAGTATCCAGTGTCTGTTAAGCTCATCGTGATATACTCGGACTTGCGATTCTTCCTACATCAATAGCAACATTATGCAGTGAATCAGTTACGTTAAAGATGTGACGTTTAGATAGCATAACAAAATTACCAGATTTCTTTTCATCAAACAATGTCTCAACACTCTCTGTTGTTCTCATGTTGTTTGTTAATACATTAATGTTAATCTGATTGCCAACCCCAAGAACAAAATGCTCAGTACCAAATGCCAGACCTGGCACATAGATTCTATACATGTTCTTTGTTAGGTGCGTCATAATAGCGTTTCTAGTCACATGAAGACTCTTACCATAGTATGAGTTCTCTTCGGTGAAGTTATTTACATCTGTGTATGGATATGTAGACATTGATATATCAGTGAATACTCTCGTATCAAAGTCTGTGATCCTTTGAGGGTTTTGCTTAGATGGGTCTGGAATAAATGCATCATCGACAAAGAATCTATTTGCAGATTGCGTATTGATAATATTATATTCATCTAATGCAGACAATGTGTTAACAATATTAATGTGGTTATCTCTAACCTCACCGGTGTTTAGATCGATAAGACCATATCGTGATCCATAGCCACCTTCTAGTGCTGTACCAAGTGTTCGTTCTAATGCAGAAGACTCAAACATGTTAAT